ATGTTTTCCATGATAGAGGCTAATTAAATAATTATTACGCACTCATATATTAAACATAATGTTGATATTATAGAATTTACAAAAATGAATTTTATGTTTGTGTCGTAATCAATTGTTATAGTTATGAGAAAATCTTCTTCAAAGCGTGTTGCACTTAAGTATCGTAGAGTGATTATTTACTTTTTTTCTCTTTATGATGGTCGTGTTCATCGTAAGATATTTAAGGATTGTACTCTGTCTGAGGCATTGACTGTTTTTTATGCTATGGCTGAGCTTCGTTGTTGGACTTGTGTAGATTATTATTGTATTAAGTATTAACTCTAATTTTTTTTATTGCTATGGACAAAGAAAAGATTTACAAAACAATTGAGATTGTAGTCAAAGCGGTTGTAGCTATTGCAGCCGTTTGGCTCTGTGTTTCGTGTACTATGTCATTGAGTGTTTCTAAGCACAATACTAATTCTCATCAGAATACAGAGCAATCACAGGTTACTTCTGTTGATTCTACTATTGTTGATTTAAATTATAAGTGATTATGTCGTTTTTCAACCCTTTTTGTAAATGTTTGAACCCTCAACGGATTGTTAACCCTTATACAAATGAAGCTATGACTGTTCCCTGTGGCCATTGTAAAGCTTGTATTTTGGCTAAGAATTCCCGATATGCATTTCAGTGTGATTTGGAAAGTTATTCATCTAAGCATACATTGTTTGTTACACTTACTTATGCAAACCGTTTCATTCCTCGTGCCCAGTTTGTCGATTCTATGGAAAGGCCTTATGGACATGATCTCGTAGATGTTGAAACTGGTGAGTATCTTGGTGCTGCTGATTTGCCGATAAAGGAGATTGAACGTTTACAGGACAAATTTCACTTATTTGGTTATCTTCCCTATTTAAGAAAATTTGATTTACAGTTATTTTTTAAGAGATTCCGTTATTATGTTGCAAAAAGATTCCCCCAAGAAAAAGTGCGTTATTTTGCCATTGGCGAATACGGACCTGTACACTTCCGCCCGCATTATCATATCTTATTATTCCTCCAATCAGATAAAGCCCTACAAGTATGTCCAGCGGCTGTATCTGAGGCATGGCCCTATGGTCGTGTCGATTGTCAGTTATCCAAAGGTAAGTGTTCATCGTACGTTGCGGGCTATGTTAATAGCAGTTGCTCTGTACCCAAAGTTCTTACATTACCTACCCTCTGTCCATTCTGCGTTCATTCTCAAAAGCTGGGTCAAGGCTTTTTGCAAGGTGAACGAGCGAAAGTATACTCACTTACCCCTGAACAGTTTATTAAGAGAAGCATCGTTATCAATGGACGCTATAAGGAATTTGATGTATGGCGGTCGGCTTACGCTTACTTCTTCCCCAAATGTAAAGGATTTGCTGATAAATCTTCACGTGAACGTGCTTACTCTTATGGAATATATGATACAGCAAGGCGTTTATTCCCGTCCGCCGAAACGACGTTCGCGCTCGCGAAAGAAATAGTAGGTTATATCTACTATTTCCATAATAAGAAAGATACGTATTGTTTGGATATATTTGGTGAGGTTTCCAATCAATCTGATTTATATCGGCTTTCACAATATTTCTTTGAACCTGAAATGGTTAGCTATTCTCTTGATAGTATTGAGATGTGCCGTTATGTTCATCGTGTCTATACGGAACTTCTTCTTTCGAAACATTTTTTGTATTTTGTTTGTGCTAAGTCTACCTTGTCGGAGCGGAAACGTAAGTTGATGCTTATTGAAGAATTTTATTCTCGTTTGGACTATATGCATTTGAAAACATTTTTTGAGAATCAACAATTATTCTATGAGAGTGATTTGATTGGTGACCTTGATTTAATGTCTGATGCTTGGGAGAATAGTTACTATCCATTTTTTTATGACAATGTTTACTTTAGTTCTGATGTTTATAAGAAAATTCCTGTATATAGATTGTATGATATGCAGATAAATAAGTTGTTTTCTGACCGTATTAAACACAAGAAACTAAATGATTTGAATAAAATTTTCGTCGACGAATAATGTTTAATTTAATTTTTTAATGTTATGGCAAATATTATGTCTATGAAGTCCATTCGTAATAAACCTTCGCGTAATGGATTTGATTTGTCCTTTAAAAAAAATTTTACTGCTAAAGCTGGTGAGTTATTGCCTGTTATGGTTAAGGAAGTCTTACCTGGTGATATGTTTAAGATTAATCTTAAGGCGTTTACCCGTACTCAACCTGTTAATACTGCTGCATTTGCGCGTATTAGAGAGTATTATGATTTTTTCTTTGTTCCTTATGATTTATTATGGAATAAGTCTAATACAGTGTTGACACAAATGTACGATAACCCTCAACATGCTGTTTCTCTTGACCCTACGCAAAATTTTGTTTTGAATGGTGAGATGCCTTATTCTACATCTCAGTCTATTGCTGATTATATTAATTCTCTTAGTAATGATACAATTGCTGTTGATTATTCGAGTAATTATATGGGTTATTCTCGTTCTAAATGTTCTGTTAAACTTCTTGAATATCTTGGCTATGGTAATTATGAGTCGTTTTTAACTAAAACTTGGAATGATGCTCCTCTAATGGCTGATTTGCATCATAATTTGTTTGGTTTGTTGGCTTATCAAAAAATTTATTCTGATTTTTATCGTGATAGTCAATGGGAACGAATTTCACCCTCTACATTTAATGTTGATTATTTGGACGGTCAAAATATGTATTTGACTAATTTTTATAATAACGAGTCTTTTATTCAATCTTATAATATGTTTGACCTTCGTTATTGTAATTGGCAGAAAGATTTGTTTCATGGTGTTCTTCCACATCAGCAATATGGAGAAACTGCTGTTGCTTCGATTACTCCGAATGTAACTGGTAAACTTACTCTCTCTAACTTTTCTACTGTTGGAGCTTCTCCTGTTACTGCGAGTGGTACAGCTACTAAAAACTTGCCTGCATTTGATACTGTCGGTGATTTATCTATATTGGTTCTTCGTCAAGCTGAATTTTTACAAAAATGGAAAGAAATTACTCAGTCAGGTAATAAGGATTATAAAGATCAGTTAGAAAAACACTGGGGTGTTTCTGTCGGTGACGGCTTCTCCGAATTATGTACCTATCTTGGTGGTGTTTCTTCATCTATTGATATTAATGAGGTTGTCAATACCAATATTACTGGAAGTGCTGCTGCTGATATTGCAGGTAAAGGTGTTGGCGTTGCGAATGGTGAGATTAATTTTAACAGTAATGGTCGCTACGGTTTGATTATGTGTATTTATCATTGTCTTCCTCTGCTCGACTATACTACTGACATGCTCGACCCTGCATTTTTAAAAGTGAATTCGACGGATTATGCTATTCCTGAATTTGACCGCGTAGGTATGCAGTCTATGCCATTGGTTCAGCTTATGAACCCATTACGTTCGGTTGCTGATGCTTCTGGATTGGTTCTTGGTTATGTACCTCGTTATATTGATTATAAAACATCAGTAGACCAGTCAGTCGGTGGTTTTAAGCGTACATTGAATTCTTGGGTAATATCTTATGGTAATGAATCTGTTAAGAATCAGGTTACACTTCCTGCTGATGCACCTCCTGTTGAGCCGTCTGAACCTGTTCCTTCTGTTGCTCCTATGAATTTCACATTTTTTAAAGTCAACCCGAATTGCCTTGACCCTATTTTTGCTGTTGAAGTTAATAGCGATATGAGTACAGATCAGTTCTTGTGTAGTTCGTTTTTTGATGTCAAGGCTGTTCGTAATCTTGATACTGATGGTTTACCTTATTAATTTAAAACTTGTTTATTATGTGGTGTATAAAGAGACGTGTTGAGCCTTATGTGTATAATTCTCAACCTAATAATGTTAATTCTGCCGTATTGTCAGGTAGTGAGTTTGTAGAGCCCTCTCCTCTTCATGACTTCATGTTTCAGAAAATAGAGTGTGACGGTAATAAGTCTATTCGTGTTACTTCTGATATTTATATGTTGTTTAATCAGCAGCGATTGGATAAGCTTACTCGTGCACAACTTGTTGAGTATTTTGATAATCTGTCTGTTTCTGAGCCTAAAATGTCAGATTTGCGTAAAAATATGACTGACGACCAGTTATGTTCATTCGTCAAATCAAGGTTTATTCAGACGCCGAGTGAGTTAATGGCTTGGTCTCAGTATCTTATGAGTTCTCAGGATGCAATGATTGCTGCCGCTGCTGCTGAAAATCAACCAGCTCCTGAACCTACTCCTGCTCCTGAACCTGCTCCTACTGCTGAGTAATTATTCCCCTCGGTTATGGTCTTCAGTTCTAAAATAAAAAAGAGCCTGCGATCAGTCTCCCCTTTTATTTTTTAACCTGAACCTTAACTGGGGGGTCCCCTATTAGGGGGGGCTCCAGGGCTATGCCCTATGAAATAATACCTTTGAAATATAAAGTTATGTGTAATTATAAAATTATTGAATTATGGGTGCTGCTGCTATGACTGGCATTGTCGGTTCTGCTATTGGTGCAGGTTCTTCCCTTATCGGTGGTGCTTCTACTACTGCTATGCAGAATAAAGCCAATAAGGAAATTGCTCAAATGAACAATGCCTTTAATGAGAAAATGTTTGACAAGCAGATTGCTTATAATAAGGAAATGTATCAGACACAGTTAGGTGACCAGTGGAAATTCTATGATGACCAAAAGGCGAATGCTTGGAAGTTGTATGAAGATAATAAAGCTTATCAGACAGAAATGTGGAATAAGACGAATGAGTATAATGATCCGTCTGCCCAACGTGCACGTTTGGAAGCTGCTGGTTTAAATCCTTATATGATGATGAACGGCGGTTCTGCTGGTGTTGCTGGTTCTGTATCGGGAACTCAAGGTTCTGCCCCGTCTGCTGGTTCTCCCAGTGCACAAGGTGTTCAACCTCCTACCGCTACTCCTTATTCTGCTGATTATTCAGGTGTTATGCTTGGACTTGGTCGTGCTATTGATACTATTATGCAACATTCGGAACGTAGTGTAAAAAATGCTCAAGCTGAAAATTTGCGTATTGAAGGTAAGTATATTGCAAGTAAGGCAATTGCTGAATTGTTTAAGACTTATAATGAAACTAAGAATGATGACCAACGTGTTGCTATTGAAAAATTTCTTTCTTCGTTAAAAGGTGATTTGACTGCTTCTGAAATTGCTGTTAATGATGAGAATATTAAACAGAAACAAGCACAGACGCAGGTCCTTATTACTGAAAATTTGATGCGTCAACAGGAACTTAATTTCTTGCCTTATGCTCAAAAGTTACAGTTGTCTCAAGGTGCTGCTGATATTGCATTGAAGTATTCACAAAAGAATCTTACTGAAAAACAAGCTCAACATGAAATTGAAAAACTTGCTGAAACGGTTGTTCGTGCTAATGGACAGGCTTTGCAAAATCAGTATGATGCAGAAACTTATCGTGACCGCGTGAAAATGGTTACGGAGTCTTTGTTTAATGCTATTTATGATACTGATAGAGTAGGTATTTTTAAAACTATGTCTCGCGCATTTAGTTCTTTTGGTATCCCTGACGGTGTTCATAAATAATTTTATATATTTGTGTCATTATTGATATAAATATTAAATAGTATGAATACTTCTTTAATTTGGCTTCTTGTTTTGCCAATTGGTTGCTTTGTTTATTATTGTATATTCAAGGCTATTCGTAATTTATTTAAGTGAAACCTTAGTCATTTTCCTGAAAGGCGGCCGATTAATGAATATCTCGGCCGTCTTCTTTTCTTGTCCTATTATACGAAAAATGACAGGATAAAAATTTTTACATTATGAATTACTCTATACAATGGTGTCCTATACCCTTTCATGATTTAATGGAAATATTTGATTTCCTGTCTTCTCTATCTGTTGTGCGGTTATATCAGTTTGACGGATTATATGTTTTATTGAACGGTCTTCCTATTATGCAGCTTATTATTGCTTATGTTAATGGTTTGTATCATATAACTTATCGTTCTATGCGTTACTAAATGTTAATTACAAACGTAAAGTATTATTTTATATTAAACATTCTGTTGATATTATAGAATTATAAACCATATCTTTGCTGTGCAATTTAGAGATAGCCGTACAGGTGGTGCTG